GCTCGGAGATGTGTATAAGAGACAGCAAGAGGGGGACCTTTTCTTTCTCTCTCCCTTGCTTTCGTTTTGCTTTTGAAATGCTTTTAAATGCTTTTAAATGCTTTTCGCCGCCTACTGTCGAGCACTGGCTCGGATCCGGCCAGCCGTCACAGCCTGTTAAGCGATACACCCGTGTGAGTTGATAGCCACCCCCGTCTCCTGCAACTGCGGGGCGGCAAATATTTTTCAAAATATGTATTGACAATATCATATTTTATGATATAATTAAATCATCAAGAGGGAGCGATCCCAGGAGGTAATGAGTTATGTACAACAAGCACGAGATCATGATCAACGCCTGGAGCATCCGCCGCAGCGCTAACGTGTCCATGTCCATCGCTCTCAAAGCCGCCTGGGCGCTCGCCAAGGCCATCAAGGCCGCTGAAGCCGTCGCCGAAAATATCACCTGGAACACCAAGATCCACATCAATGACTGGGCCAAGAGCGGCCATAACCGCACTTATGTTGAGGTTGCTGTCTACACCAACGCCTGGAACCGTAAGCGCACCGAGCGTATCGGCTATGTGGACAACATGACCGGCAGCTTCGTGGCCGCCTGAACGAAAAGGAGGACCATACCATGATGAAAGAGCGTTTTGAGCGTATGACCCTTGACCAACTGTATGCCGTCCGCGAAACCCTGTGCTACCTCTCCCCCCCGATGGAGAACCATGGTTCCTCCATTGCCCAGTTGTTTGCCGACCTAGATGATGTCATGTGCCGCAAGTCCGCCGAATGGCATCAGAGCGACGAGTACAAGGCCAAGTGTGAGCAGAATCAGAAAAATCTTGCGGAGCTTTTGGGGCTTTGATAGGAGGATTGTTATGACAAACAGAGAAGCATACGTGTTCGGCTGGGTGTTCGGTCGGCTCAACGCGGCGGCATATCCGCAGGAGATCGGAGGGGATCTCACCCTTGCCGCTCAGCGCCCGTATACAGCACTCGCCAGAGTCATTTCTGATGCTCACAGGCTTGGCCTCCTAAAGAGGGATCTCGACCGGCAGGTTGCTGAGGCGCTTTGCGAGATCACCAGCATTGACCCGCCCGTGGAGGGAGGGTCTGAAAAGTTCCAGCCCCTTGAAATGCAGGGGGCTTGGCAGTTAGGCTATTTTGCCGGTAAAGGCAAGCGTCCCCTTGCGTCTGTCGAGTTTGATATTGCCGCCGCCAGAAAGGCCAAAGGCTTGACTCAAGCCCAACTTGCGGATGCGATGGACGTTAACCAGGCCGTGATATCCCGCTGGGAGAGCGGCAAGGTCAGCCCCAATGCCTGGAATTTGGACAAGCTGAAAGAAATTCTGAGCTAATCCTGCCGCCCCTCCTGGGGCGGCTTTTTTGCCCTCTCCAGCTCGTGTGCTTGTGGTGCCACCGCCCGCCTCAAGCGGCGAGGAGCGGCATATGGCGGACAGTAGGTTGTCCAGCCGCCCATTGGCATTTAATTTAATCGCGCAGTGCCTCTTTTGCTTTCCATCTGCGTTTGGAGCCGAGAGGCGGTATTGAGCCGCCACACGTCCACGGCGTTGTCCATGGCCGCCGCTTTCGCTTCTGCTGCTGCACTCGGCATATAAAGCACCACCACAAGATGATGCTTTGTCCGGCATACACCGGGCATCTCTGGAGCCACCGGGAGGAATCGAACCTCCAACCTACCGATTACAAGACGGTTGCTCTACCAGTTGAGCTAAGATGGCATATTTGCGCCGTCTCGCTTAGATTGACACACCCTGGTCTCGGCGGCGACATCATGATTAGCCACTCGCAGGGCAGTTTTCAGCGGGATAGCGCCGGGGCAGGTCATAGCTGCCACCGCTTTTTTAGCTCCGCCCCCATGACAGGCGGCTCGCGTCTTACTCTTCCCAGCGCCTAGACGCTCCGGCAGTCTGGTGTAGTGTCTTTCCACCGTCATTCGCCGCCCGAAGGGTGCGACCCCTCATGCCCCGAATAGTGGGGTGGTGTTCGACCGGCGGCATATTGCACACAGAGGGGGTGGCGGCAGATGCACCGACGCCACCCACTCTGCGTGAAGGAGGAAAAGGGGGCGGAAAGAAAGTGGGAGCGCGAAGGCATACGCCCCCACACTCCCATTTTCGCATATACCATGCTCTCCGATTCCCTCATGAGGGAATCACAGCAACTTTTTCTGTGAAATAATGAAAAGTTACATTGCATTTGGGTCGTCTGTTCTCCCGAGCAGGTAATCTACAGATACATTGAAATGGTCTGCTATTTTTACAACAGATACTATTTCAGGAATCACTCCATCCCGCTCATATCTCAAAATTGAGTTCTTGCTGATGCCACATAGCTCCGCGAGAACACAGGGCTGTGTCCCTTCCTTCTCCCTCAACTTCTTCAATCTCTCCCGGAACTCGTTCAAGGGCTATCACTCCTCATGCTGTCCGCCCTCCCCGTCGTGGATGGAGCCCTCCGCAATATCCCTTGCCTTTACTGCGTCTGCAAGAGTACGATAAGCACCGATATATTTTTGCTTTCCATTTATGTAAGCATAGGCTTCAAATTTCCCATGTTTCGAGAAGCAAATATTCCGTTCTCCTGTTTTATTTGTTGCCCTCAACCTTCGCTTATTAGGGGCGCAGTTTTCTTTATGCGTAACAAACTGGCAGTTATTGGGCGTATAATTCCCGTCCACGTCAATTCTGTCTATCTCTAACCCTGCTTTATAACCATGCGCAATCGCCCAGTCGCAAAAAGATTTTGGATCGCTTCTCCATGTATCATCCATAGTAATCCCACGCGCCCCATACCATCTGTAACTTTTGGCGTTTGGGTTTTCACATCTTGTTACAATCTGCCCCCACAGGCGATATACATCTGTTCCTTTATACCCATGTGTCCGCATATAGCACCTCTCCATTATCCAGCCGCTTGGCTTTGAAAAGGATTTCTCTCATTGTTTTTCCTCCATCATCGTTAAAGCCTTCTGCAAGCAAGCCTGTATCTCTTCACTGATAGCAGCATTGCTCTTTGCGAATGTACTGTCTAAGTAGTTTTTGTCATGGTAAGCAAGAGTTTCTAGAGCTAACGCAACACGAATGTACTCTTCTGACGTTTTGCATACACACTCAGGGGATTTCATTGGGCACCTCCGATGATCTCGTCCAATGTGGCCCGCCTTATGCTCCTCAGCGTAGGAAACGTTTCATCAAGGTTATCAAGACTGCCCTTATAGTTGTCTTCGTCATCATACATGTAAAATGTCTGTCCCACTATATCAACGTATGCCAATGTTTTAACAACTGGATATAGCACTTTGATAGCCTTCGCCCTCTCCACCTCCTGCTCCGTCCAGCGGGGCTTGCGGGCGATGTTTTCTGGATGATTTATGAGATTGTTAAGACATTCCACAGTGGAGAATCCCCAGCAGTCATTTGATATTTCAATCTGGAATGTCCCATATTTATTGATACGAAATCGCCCTAACGTGTTTCCTCTAATTTCAAACTTTTCTTCTGGTTCAACCCCAAGCACCTCGCAAATTCTCGGCTTGTCCATGTTGGCCTCCTCCTTGATTTTCAGGTACTTTTCGATGGCTTCGTCTAGGTTGGCCTCCTTGTCACGTTCGATGCAAAACCGAATATATTCCTCGATAAACTTCATGTCATTTTCGGCACCCTTGATTTTTCCCTTCCAGCCACAGGAGGGGCAGTAGAAGATATCTCCGCGTCCTCCATTTCCGCAGTTTCTGCCGCAGTTAGGGCACTCTGCATCAGCAAACATCAGATTAGCCATGGTCGGCCTCCTTTCGCTCTCCAACGCTACAATAATCGTCCGGCATCATGTCACGCTCAAAATTGTCACAGTAGACGATGTTGTCTCCCGGTCTGGTGGCATATATACACTCCCGGCACCTGACCACAGGCACGGCGTCGATGGTGGGCAGGCTATCAAACATACGCTTCATGACGGCTCCAGTCACCCCATCACCACCAAAGCACTCTCGTGCATTATCCGCATCAACTAGTCTCATGCTCGGCCTCCCACTGTTTCTTCATGTCTTCGTATAACTCTTCCATCTTTCGATTCCACCCCTTGAGCTTCCACAGGACAAGCAGGCCAAGCGCCATCCACTCCACAGCGGCTATAATTGTAAGAATATCAGCCATCCTGCTCCCTCCGTAGTGCGGCCTCGGCCAGTTCGCGGAGGCGGTCAATGGGGCCGAGAGCACGATATTGCTCCAGCTCTTGCTTGTCCACTCTCAGACCAAATGCTTCACCTTTGAGCTGTTCGATTTCCCCCGGCTCCAAGCCAGTCTCCTCATAGGCTGCGAGGCGGTCAACGTGCGGCCCGTAATCTTCTCTTCCTTCGGCATCGATAGCTACAAACCATTTTCCACCACCATGCCCATTGTCACACCAGTATGTCAGTCTCTCCATGCTCACCCCTCCTCCGACGGCCCATCCCAGGCCGTCCAGTATTGTCCGTACAGATCCATAGAAAACGGCTTGATGTGCTTGCAGTACAGATACCCATCCCTGCACCCCTCTGCAATCTCCAGGCCGCCCCATTGGAGCTGGGCTATCCCTGCGCCCTCAATGTAGATTGCGGTCTCCTGGGTGATGGATTCTAGCTCTACGCGGGTATATTGGTGTCTCATGGCGATACCTCCGGCGGGCGGCGGTATACCTCCGCGCTCAGAATCGGCGCGCGGGTGTTCCATATCTGCCGTGCTTCTTCCAAGTCGTAGCCCGCCGCCATAAACCCACACAGGCATTCAATCATTACGCATGCCATTACAGCCCTGTGCTTTGTGTCTTCACCCCTGCAACCCGGGCATGGCAGTAGCACCCCCGCATCCGTCAGCCGCTTGGCCGCCTCTTTATTGCCTAGAAGGGCTAATTTGATATCATCCATGTATAATTCCCCTCTCTATGTCCGCTATGGCCTGGAAGATCGGGTAAAACTGTTGGGGGACTACGGCGTTTCCGTAACACTGCATCCACTGTTTGTACTGCGGATATCCCCCCATCCAATCGGGAATCCCATCATCCATTCCGCAAACTGGGGGGTGATGTACTGCCCAATACGTTCCGGGAAGATAATTCCAAGGCTGGCACTCAGCGTTTGTCCGTGTTTTCCGCTGTGCTCCTGTGGTGTCTGCCTGCGGATCGGCTTGAAGTCCTGACTTGCCCTTGGAGATGCCAAGAATACAAACCCTGTATCTTTCATGGTGCGCTCCGACAGCACAAGCCGGAATACTGAACGTCCAGACTTCGTATCCTTCTTTTTCCAAATCGGTGCAAATGGACTCATGTATTGTAGATAAGATGCCATTAACATTTTCGCCAACAACATATCTCGGCCGCAATTCGTCAATAACTCGCAGGAACTCTGGCCATAAGTGCCGTTCATCATTTTCTGCAAGCCGTTTCCCGATAACGCTGTGTGGCTGGCAGGGGAATCCGCCCGAAATAACGTCAACTGTTCGTAGTCCTGTCTTTTCATAAAAACTTTCTCCCGTCAATGTACGAATATCCCGCCAGCGCGGCACGTCCGGCCAGTGTTTTTCCAGAACCTTTGTCGGGTAGTCCGCCCACTCGCACTGTCCGACGGTGGTAAATCCGGCCCACTCGGCGGCAAGGTCAAGTCCCCCGATGCCGGAGAAGAGGGAGAGATGCGCCAGTTTCGTCGCCTCGTGGTCGCCCAGCAGGGCGCGCGTCTTATCGTCCATCGTTCGGCACCTCCTTGATTGCTTTCCATCGCTCTTTACGGCTACACGTCCCGACGACTGCATCACAAATGCTCTTGGACGCACAGCGCTCACATGGTCCCGCCCTAAAAAACTGTTTCATATACTCTGTGGTGGTCGATATGCTGTATCCGGTGGCCTGGGCTATCGTCTCCGGCCCATACCCGTCCAGCGCCATGCGCTCCAGCAAATCACGGGACGGTTTTGGCCTTTTCGCCCTGGTATGTAGGAGGCAGCCAACTCTTTTCGGGTTGCAGTCCGGCAGCGGGCACCGCCCACAGAGTTCGGCCTCCTCTGTATCCCGCTCCGTAATCCTGCGCTCCGCAATAGGCTCCATCGCGTCCAGGCTGCGCCAGGGTGCCACCGCTCCGCTGATGCCGTAGGGGTCTGCGGTTATCACAGCTCCTGCACCTCCACCCGAATACATCCCCCGTCCCAAAGCCTATGTATAACCTGCCTGTACCAGCGGTGATCGTCGTCCGGCAGCAGGTATCCCTTGAGCGCGTCCACCACGGCTTTGGCGATGGCAGCGTGGTTGTCAATGTCCAGCCCGTCGTCCCATGCAAAAGTGATGGAGACCGGCCCCCGTACCATCCCGCGCCGCACTCGGGCCTGTTTCAGCGCGGCCAGAGTCAGCGCGTGGAGCTCGTCAGCGTCCTTCTTCCGCTGCGCCCAGTGCTTGCCGGAGTAGTAGGCGTTCAGCCCAAACCGGCGGCAGAAGGCCGACTTGCCCTTCTTCGTGGGCGGGTATGGTATATCAAACCGAATCGTTCCCATGTCTAAGTATCTCCAGCGCCCAGTTCAGGGCTTCCACAATCTGGCCATGCACCTGAGCCAGCTCGGATCCGGTCTCCATAATGGCGCGATGTTTGTCTCTCAGGGCGGACAAAACATCCGCCGCCTTTTCGTCTGTCACTGATATCACCTCGCTGGTATAATCCGCCCCACCGCCCGGTAGAACGCCGCGTCGCACGTACCGGTGCTGGCGTGCCGGTTTTTCGCCAAAATAATTTGCATATAGTCGGGCTCCCACGGGTCGGGCCGCTCCTGGTTGTAATAGCTGTTGCAGTGTAAAAAGATTACGCCGTCCGCATCCTGCTCCAGTGCCCCGGTGTCCCGCAGGTCGGAGAGCTGGGGCCGCTTGTCCTGCCGCTGTGCGTTCTCCCGGTTGATCTGCGCCAGGCAGAGCAGCGGGACTTTGAGCTTCCGTGCCAACGCCTTGAGCTGCCCCGACACCTCGGTCATAGCCTCATAGCGGTTTTTAGCCCGCTCCTCTGTCCGGATCAGCCCGAAATAGTCCACAACCAGTAGCTTGAGCCCCTTAACCTTCCGGGCCATGTTGGCGATATCGTCCACGGTGGCGCGGGGCTTGCGGTTTGTGTAGACAGGTATCTGGGACACCTTCGAACTCCAATCCGCCGCACGGGCTCGCTCTTCGTCCCCAAGATTGCCCATCATGAGGGCGTCATAGGAAATCCCGGCGGCCCGCGCCAGCCGTTTGGCGGCCAGCTGCTCCTCATCCATTTCCAGGGAGACGAAGAGCACTGGCCCCCGCTGCTGGGCCACCTGATCCGCCACGGCCAGCCCGAAGGTGGTCTTGCCCATGCCGGGCCGGGCGGCCAGGATGTAAAATCCGCTGTTCAGCAGGCCTCCGCCCAGCAATCGGTCTAAGCTCCGGTAGCCCGTAGGGACGTAGCCGCCGGAACCGGCATCCACCCGCTCCCGGTGCCGGTAATAGGCCAGCAGAGTATCCCCGGAGGTAGCCAGCTCCCTTGCGGTGTCCTGGGCCTCAATGGCCTCCAGCTCCCGCTGAGCGGCGGAAATCAGCTCCCTAGGGGTTTCCTCCAGGGTAGACGCACGTTGCTCCAGATCTTGCCCGAGGGCGGCCAGACTGCGCCGCATGGACGCCCGCCGGGTCTCCTCCGCGTAAATCCCAGCGTTGGCCGCCGTGTTGGTGGCCTGCATCAGCTCCAGCATGTATGCATCGCTGACTGCACCCCTGGCCTCCGCCCGGATGCTCACAGGGTCTACCGGCTCCTCACGCCGGTAAAGCTCAACCGCCGCCCGGAAAATCGCCCGGTTCGCCTCCAGCGCGAAATCCGCCTCTGTCAGGTGCTCCAGCACCTCGGGCAGGCAGGCGTCGTCCAGCAGGATAGAGCCGCATACCGCGCTCTCCGCCTCCAGTGCGTCAATCGTCATAGACTACAACCTCCTGTCCATCCTCGTCCCGCTCCAGGTGATAGGCCCTGGGGCGGTATGTCTCCGTAGTGGCTGGCTGCTCCGCCCTTCGGCGGGCTTCCCAGGTTCGCACGGCGGCTTTCCAGTCTACAATGGGCCGCCCTGCGCCGTATTTCCACCCCCGCGCTGCGTAGAAGTCCACAAAGGCCTCCGGGTCTATGCCGTTCCCCCGTTCCTGGCAATAGGCGCGGACTTCTTCCACGCTTGGAGGAGAAAACCGTTTTGATTTCCCCCTGGAGAGGGGGGTAGGGGGAAGAGAACTATCGTTCTCTCCCTCTTCCTCTCTCTCCTTCTCTATCTCCCCCTCATTGATGGATTGTTCAACGTTTGTTCCATTTTGTTTTTCGTTTGTTCCATTTTGTTTTTCGTTTGTTCCGATTTGTTCCTCGCTTGTTCCGCCTTTTTTCATTCGGCTTCTCGCTTTGTTCCGACCACTGTCAAGCGTGGGACGAATCAAAGTAAAAACAGAGAGAGGTACGCCGGAGAGCTTTGGGATTTCTTCATCCAGCGCATACCCGATGACCGACATGAGGACGGAAGTCTGGTCCCGCTTTGGCAGCGCCTTCAACGCTTCGTAATAACTGCGGTAGAAGGTAAACTGATCCCGCTTCATAAGGGTACACCCCCCTTAAAACGGGAGCTCGCCGTCCTCGTCGGCATCTTCAAAAGGGCCGGACGTTCTCGCCTTCCAAGTCAAGGACTTCTGGACTTCCTCCTGCATCCATGTGGGGAGCAGCTTCAGCACCGCTTCGGCGTCCTCTGCATCCATGTCAAACTGGATCGGTTCGTTTTCCAGGGGCGGCACGTCCATACCCTTCATCGGTTTGGAGATACCAGCAATCTTGGCGTATGTGCCGCCATTCTTGCCCTCCTGGTTGACCACGGTAAGTAAACAGGGGGCGTTGATTACATTCGCCAGATTGAACCCGGCCAGCTCTTCCTGGGTAAAGGGCTTACCGCGCCAGGCGTCCAGATCATGGCGCAGGGTGGACTTCTCATGGAGGGAGGCGGTGTAGGGCTTGCTGAGCCAGCGGGGCTTGTCCTCACCGTCCACCTGTACGCGCTCCGTGGGCAGCTCAAAAATAAGCCGCACCTTTTCTTGATCCTTGTTGTTAAAGTCGTTGTGCTGGATGCCCAGATCGACCACGCCCACGCAGCGGGCCGGGTAAGCTCCGGGCTCAATGGGGGCGCTGCCGCCGCCCTTGGTCTCCTTAACTGTCAAACTCATGCTGCTTATCCTCCTTATCAAATGTAATCGGGCACTCGTTCCCCATCCCGTCAAATGGATAGGGCAGGAACTCGCCGGTGAGGGCACACTGGTGGCGCTTGAGACCCTCCCGGTATTGGATGTAGGGGCACCACTGGCAAACCGTCAGACCATTTGGGAAATGTACGGCCACGGTGGCCGTGCCGGTGGTGTAGTAGCGCACGCAGGTCTCGCGGCTCATACGTACCGCTCCACTTCCAGCCCCATCTCCAACGCCACCTGCTCCGGGCAGTCTCGTAGGGCCTTGTTGACCGCGGCCCGGAAGCAGTCCGGGCAGAGCCACCGTCCCTCCCACTGAAACCGTGCCTCGCCGTGGTAGACCTCCTGGCAGCACTTCTCGCAATAAGCAGATGCCGGAGTCGTCTGGCTGTCATACAATGGGATGTGCATTACAGCTCCTCCTTCTCCAGTCCGTTTCCCTGGATTTCGATATAAGAACGGTACATAGATCCGCTTTGCTTCTCCTTTCCTATGGAAACTACATAGCCCAGCTTAAGAAGAAGCGTACCAAGGTCAAGCCAGTCCTGATTGGACATATTTCCATTGCGCTTTTGATACAATTTCATTTGACTTTCCTTTCTAATCGTCATAAAATGTAAATAAACAAATGTTTCCCTTGCCGCCCTCCGGTCTTGCACACCGGGGAGCGGCGCTTTTATTCGTAAATAACGGCTTCCGCCCGTGTAATAAAATGATGAATGCCAGTAGAGCACTCGTTCCAGCGGTCATCATCAAAATCAGACACTTCAACGGTTTCCCCTATGGTATAAACAAAGTCCGGATCATAATTGCTCTTTACCTGGCCGCCAGCAGGATTTCCGTTGATATCTGTGATACTCAATACCTTGGCCTTACTGGCGCGGCATTTTCGGCTAGTAGCGGAGGACCGGCGTGCATCTGCGGGGATTTCCAACTCCACAACAAGGCCACTTGCCTTTTTATAGCCGATATAAGACCCGGAATCTGGGCATTGCAGCGGGTAAAAAACTGTATGAATATCCCATATCATTTGATCCATAGATGCACCGCTCAGGTTGGCATTGCTCAGGTTGGCATTGCTCAGGTTGGCACAGCTCAGGTTGGCACCGCTCAGGTCGGCACCGCGCAGGTCGGCACCGCGCAGGTTGGCACCGAACAGGTCGGCACCGCGCAGGTTGGCACAGCTCAGGTCGGCGCCGGGCAGGTCGGCATCGCTCAGGTTGGCACCGAACAGGTTGGCACCGCGCAGGTTGGCACGGCTGCCGCCCTCTCCATTCAGCCAAAGGAGATGCTCGTCCAAAATCTTTTTTAAGTCCATTTTGCTTCCTCCTTAATCGGGGATCGTAATGACCGCCCACACATCGTCGATGCTCTCCGCGCCCTCCAGGCCGGTGATCTGGATGGTGAGCGGGCCGGTGGGCGTGGGGGACGGGGTGGTGGTTGCCGCCGGGGTCTCAATGGCTGGCTGCTCCGGTTCCTGGTTCCAGACAATTTCGATCAGTGCAACCAGCGCCAACAAAAAGAACAGGTATACGGTAGTCACGATCAGTTGCTTTTTCATAGGCTCGCTGCCACCAGAATAGCCAGAACCAGCGCCGCTCCGGCAACCACCGCCAGTTGTACCCGCTGGGCCACCGCCTGCGCCTGCTGTACCCGGCGGCGGTAGGCCCGGTAGCTGTACGCCTTTGCGCGTCTGTCGCGCTCGGCCTGATGATTCATTCTGTCGTCACCTCCTTGTATGGGACGCCGACGATCTCGCAGACCTCCCGGCCTGTAAAATGAAGCACCCGTGCCATCAAGGCGAAATCCTGTAGGGGCGTCGTCTGAAACGACTTTTTCTTTCTGCGCAGATATGTAACAGGAACGACGCCCAAACGGTTGGCAACATCTATGTCATATTTCAGGTCGTTCTCAAATTTGGCTTTTTCGAGTGCCCGCATCAGCGCCTTTTCTCTGCGCTGCTGGTCTGTCATTCTCAATTTTGGCATTGAGATTCCTCCTTTTTTAAAGATACCGTTCCGCAAACGCTTGTACGGACAGTCCGGAGGCGGCGTACAGCTCACAGAGCTGCCACAGCTCCATCTCCGTGTAGTCAGCCGGGGCAAATTCCTTCCCGGCCAGCTCCGCCGCCATCTGGAGGCAGGCGGTAAAAAGCGGAAGATAGCCGCCTGAGCCGCCCCGGCCTCCATGGAGGCGTTCGTGCTCGTCCCAGGTCATCCCGTAGTAGGCCCGGCACAGATCGTCCATGACGTGCCGCGCGGCGGTAAAGCGGTTCTCAATTTCATCTTTCTTGTTCGGCATAATTTTTCCTCCTTGCCAGTTGACAGGCTCGAAGGAAAGTAGTACACTTGTTCCATCAAGCCTAGTCGGGTAGGTCGATTAGGTTTGCAGCCCTGGTCGGTGTTCCCCCACCGGCTGGGGCGTTTTTTGTTGTCCCCCTTTTCGCCCCGTGGTATCATAGATGGAAAAGGAGGATGGAAGATCATGAAAACGGAAATCGTTTGCGCGATTATTGCGCTGGTCGGAACTGCCGTATCTGGACTCTTATCCTGGTTTGTATCGAGGTCTTCTGCCGTAAAAGAGGTAGAAAAGCTCAGATTGACTTGGGAACACGAAACCATTGTTACCTCAGATGATGAATTTGCCGAGATGGTTTCTTCCGTGGCACTATGTATCCAAGAGAAACTTCCTTCCAGCTTTGATAATGCAATTTGCCGAGTTGCGTCCGTTCGGTCGAAAGAACAGGGGCCACTTGCCGATAGTTTGGACAACCTTTATCGCATTCTTTTTGATATAAGCCCGAACTCTGGCATAGTCGACTTTTACAGCTCTGATTTCCAAGAACGCCTCAAACAGGCAGATGACTGCCTATCCCAAGTAATAGAAGAGAAGCGAAAGCGCAAAAGCACTTAAGAGTAAGAGTGTGCCAAAGCCCCAACAAAATAGAGTGAATATTGCTGATTCGCGGTCGTGGAAATACCATATTTCCAAGGCCGCTTTTGGCAGAAGGGACATAGTTAGAAGTGCGATTCCTACTAAATTACCGATTCCTTTCACCCCCTTCCTATCAGTCCGTTTTATCGGACTGGGTTGGTGGTACGCTTTTATGCACCTAAAGGTTACTGTTCATTTGATTCATCCGCACTTTGGAAAAGGACATCCGGCTCCATGTCAGGGAAAAACTGGTGCCGGATGGCTTTGACTTCCGGCCATGTAAAGGATGCCTTCCCGCTTAACTTGTTGTTGAGTGTTTTGTCGCAGATACCTATGCTACGGGCAATTGCTCTTTTTTTGATGCCCCTCCTCACAATCTCATTTGCCAAAATCGGATAATGCTCCATCTTCACCACCTCCGTTCATCCCGTTTTCGGGATTTCTTGATTGTAGTATAGTGCCGTAAAGTAGATTTGTCAATATAAACCGAGAAATTTTTATACCGAAAACGGGACTTTTTTTCTTGACAATGGTTTATACCTCTTATAGAATAATGGCGAAAGAGGTGAGATCATGGAAACCGGCGAATTGATCACGCTGTATAGAAAACAGGCAGGAATGACAATTGATGAGTTAGCCGAAAAATCAGGTGTACCTAAAGGGACATTGAATAAAATCATAGGAGGAGTAACTAAAGCTCCCACGCTGGACAACATGAAAGTGATCGCCCGTGCACTCGGGAAAACTTTAGCTGACTTTGATGACCCAGTAGATACAATAAAAAAAGCCCCCTCCGATCTGTCGGAGGAGGCGCAGAAAATCGCAAAGAGCTATGAGAAGCTGACCGACCACGGCAAAGGGGCCGTCAAGGCCATTTTAGGATACGAAGAAAAGGCCCTTTCTCATTATTCCAAACATGAGGATGACAGCGGGAAAATCATAACAATGCCAAAACCGAAGCGGAGCGGGCCAATGGTGGAACTCAAGGTTTATGATCAGCCGGCGGCCGCCGGTCTGGGTAACTATCTGGACGAGCCGGAATCCCATATCGAGCAGTACCCGCCCAGCGTTCTCCCGGGCGGGACCGACTTCGGCATCGTCATCTCCGGCGACAGTATGGAGCCTAAGATCCACAACGGCGGCACCGTCTTTGTAAAGGCCCAGCTCAGCATCGAACCGGGTAAAATCGGTATTTTCGTCCTGAATGGTCAGGCATACTGCAAGAAGCTGATGGTCGACCGCGAAAACCAGAAGGTACGGCTAGTCTCTCTAAACCAAAAGTACGACGACATCATCGTAGGCGAGTTTGACGAACTGCGCACCGTGGGCTGCGTCCTGGGGCAGTGGACACCTGGATATAGGCAGGACTTGTTTGGCTGGTGACTTAAAGTAGGGATAGTTAGCAAAGCGAGGGAGTTCTAAATGGCGTTAAAAGTGATAAGGTTTATAGTGGCATTTATTGCTGGAACGATCTGTTATTGCTTTGGTTTTGTTGTTGGCGGATTTTTGATGGATCTCACAAATTCATTTATACTGATTTTGCCTCCCGCAATTGATCTGGATGCTTCGGCTCTTACGGCATCTGCATTAGCCGCAAATGCCTTGGGATATTCCGCTTTTTCCATTATTAACCGTAGCCAAGTCGGAATGATCGTTTTCCCCATCTGGCTTATCGTTATAGCCGGAATTTATGCTGCGCTCTGCTTTATCTTCGGTGATTTTCATCTTTTAACATATCCCTTTGTCTGTTTTGTTATAGATGGGGTTATGATTGCACAATTCCTTAATAAAATAAAAAAAACTGGTGAAAAGCAAAAAAAGGAAATAGAAAACCTAAAAAAGAAATTAGAAGAAAAAGATGGAAAACAAAAGGCTCCTGAGACTGTAGAACCTACACCCCCCGTTTTTGTTTCTTCTGTAAATAGCTCCATGGAGGGAGAAAAGAATAGACACTTAGAAAAGGAAAGTCAACGGGACTTAGAACGAAAAATCAACATACTTTTTTACAAGACGAGACAAGATCGTCCATTTTCCAGCAGTTTAATAGGTATGATAGACCCGTATACACAAAAGAAGATAGAAAATGAAACAGACTACAATGATTACCTTTGGCGCTTTGTTACAGAACAAATAAATATTACAGAAAATAGGAATCAATCCACACAAAATCGGACTAGCATTACCAAGCAAGAACCCAAAACGAAAAATTGCGTAACCAAAGAGGGGATTGTCAAGCGCATATGGAAGGAACATAAAACTGGATTGCGATTGGCCGCTATTCTTTTAGCTGTTCTTTTCGTCGCTTTTCTTGTCGACCTGTATAGAGGAAATTTCAGTTTAGAAAAAGATGCCGGGAACGAAATAACTTATTCGGTAAATGAGGAATCAAATACCAAGTCTTCGGATTTGCAAGAAAGACAAAATCAAATACTAGTAGATATGATTCGTAACCAAATTGTCTATGTAACGCCATACGGAGAAAAGTACCACCGTGAAACATGCCGCTATGCTGAGAGCGCTGAGGCGATGGCTTTGAACGATGCCATAGACCGGGGCTACACCCCCTGCTCCGTCTGCAACCCGCCGAGGCCATAAAAAGAGCCGCCCCAGAGAGGCGGCCTTGACAAGAGAATACAGGACGGTTTATAATAGACACAGGAAGGCGCTGCAACAAGCGGTTAGCCCTGTGTTAAGTGAATAGTTCCATTAAGAAACCGTCACCGGCCAGGGTGGCGGTTTCTGCTTTTCACAATAATCGTAACGGTGAACCGTCCGATATGTAGTGTGATCCGCATGGGCCTCACCCCCTTTCGGGAGGTGTGGCTAACCGCCTGCCGTTGTGCAGCGCCTGTAGACAGAATAGCACAGCAATCGACAGAAAGCAAGAGAAACCGCCCCCGGTACTCGCAATACCGGAGGCGGCCATAGAAGGGCAGATGCTTGTGGGCTGTCTGCTCCTTCATTTTATCGGAATGGAGGGAATTTGTCAATGAAAGTTCCAAAGGCCAGGAAACTCTCGTCCGGGAAATGGTTTATACAGCTCCGCCTCGGCGGAGAAAGCATCCCGGTAACGGCCGGCACAGAAAAGGAATGTACCCGGCAGGCTCAGGCGGTAAAAGCAGAGTATCTGGTTGGTAAGAGAGCCCCGAAGAAACCGGAGGAAACAGACTCCCCGACATTGAACGAGGCCATAGACAGCTACATATCGGCTCGGGACAATACCCTGTCCCCTCTGACTGTGCGGGGATACCGCACCATTCAAAAGCACCGGTTCAAGAGCACACTGTCCCGCAGGCTGGACGAAATACCAGAGTCCGAGTGGCAGGTCATTGTAAATCAGGAGGCCGCCCTATGCTCTCCTAAAACACTGAAAAACGCCTGGGGATTTATTCGAAGCGTCGTAGAGGACGCCACCGGGAAAAAGCTGCCGGCGATTACCCTTCCGGTTCAGATCCCAGCCGAAAAGCCATTTCTTTCACCTGATGAAATAAAAAAATTTGTCTCCGCTGTCAAGGATACGAAATATGCGGTTCCCTGCCTGTTGGCTTTATGCTCTCTCCGTGTATCAGAAATTCAAGCCTTAAAGTGGCAGAACATACCTCAGAACCCGAAATTCATCCGCGTATCCGGCGCGGTAGTTTTGAATGAGGACAACAAGTATATTGAAAAACGCCAGAACAAAAATGTTACCTCAGCCCGCAAGGTCCCCATCATGATTCCAGAGCTGGCAGTGGCGCTGGAGCGTGACCGGAAACCATCCGGCCCGGTGCTGGAGATACATCAAAACAGCCTCCGGTGCGCCATCAAAAAGATTTGCAGCGCGAATGGGCTTCCGAATGTCGGAGTCCATGGCCTCCGGCACAGCTTCGCCTCCCTGGCTTACCACCTCCAGATTCCGGATAAAATCGCAATGGAAATCGGAGGCTGGGCTGATGCCACAACCATGCATAAAATCTATACCCACATTGCCAAGTCGGACATAGCTCGGTATGAGACGGCCCTGAGTGCATTCTATCGCAGTGGAGAAAATGCTAACAAAAATGCTAATGAAGAATAAGCACAATTGTGGCACAATGGTTTTAACGATTTGTACGGGGGTTCGAATCCTTCACCCGCTGCCAAAGCTCCGAAGCCTTTAGTGATAAGGGTTTCGGAGTTTTTCTTTACTTTTCAATGGTTTGCGGGCGTTTTTGAAGTTTCATAAATGAGAGCTACGATAACAAGTCGGATACTTAAAAATACCCTTTTGAAAAAGAAAATGCTAACAAAAATGCTAACGGATTTTCAAATGACATAGATAAGAGAACACCGCCCTATTAATGGGCGGTGTTCTTATTGTCGCCTTTATCAATCTCGTTCCAGCTCAGTCATAAAACGACGGATGGCTTCGCGTTCCCTCTCGTTGGTCGCGCTCTCCATCATATCGCGGGCCTGCTCCATCATGGCCTCGACGGCATCATGCCGGGAATACCCGCCGTCACGGCTATAGCCACCCCGGTCATTGCTGTAGCCATCACGGCTATAGTGTCCGCGGACGTAGTGGCGGCGGCGGTAGCTGGAGCCGCGGCTATAGGAGTCGCCAGAGTAGCCGCCGTCCTCCTCCAGTGCACAGATTTTGTCGATATTCTTAATGGTGTCAGTGAGCTTGTGGGCCAGCTCCAGGTCGCCCGCACCCAGTTCACCCTTCCGGGCCAGCTCTTCCAGCTCCATCTCGAATTTTTCTTTCAGCTCGTATAGTGCTTTCATGCTATCCTCTCCTTTCACGCCTCACGGCTGACGATAATGTTGGCGTTAACGACTTCGACGGGCTGGGCGGAAATATTCCGAACGGAAATAACTGCCCCGTCTCTCGTCGCAAACACCTTTGCGGGGATAAATACATTAAAGAAATCCCCGGCAGCAGTTGGCGTCACCGTACCAACCGAGGCGGGTAGCGGCTCACCATCAATGGAAATGGCGAGGGAGATCGCGCCAGCAGTACCGCCGGCAGGTACAGCGATGTTAGCCCCAAACATCACCAGATACTTTGCAGTCCTCTGGCAACTGCGGGCACAAGGGCCGCTCAGACGAATGACGCCTGCGCCCTCTCTGTGCGTGATGCAGCCGTTGTTGCAAGTGTCCGGGGTCTCGTTGTAGACCACTGGCTGGTTGGGCTGTACGACCTGCAAATTGGCATTGGTAAACTCAGCCATAAAATCAGTCCTTTCTAAAGTGGTCGGAATCGACCAGTTTAAACCTATCAATTTCGATAGGGAAAGCGGCGAGGCTGTTGCCCCGCCGCTGTTGTCAGTATCGGCACGGGGCCGAACATCCAAGGAATCCTCGGAAGTTGATGTATTTGGTTTTAGCAGCCGCAGTTATTGTAGCCGCAGTAGCCGGTATAGGGGTTGGGCACCTGGTAGGCAGGCACGGGCATGGGGTTGATGCGGCGGATCAACTCGGCGGTCTGGGCTTCCTGATTCGCGGTAATAAAAGCATTCTGGGCCGCCTGAGAAGCCTGGAACTTCAGGCTCTGGTTTTCGGCCGTCAGAGTAGCAATCTTATCCTGAGTCAGGAAGTCCAGGATTGCCCGGGAGTTGGCGTTGGCGTTGTCGATGATGTCCCGAGTGGTGTTCTGGATGGTGTTCTGCGTAGCGCAGGCGGTGGTGGCAAGGTCGTACCGCACCCCCTGAATCGCCTCCCGGGTGTCGCAGCAGCAGGAAGCCAACTGAGCACCCAGGGCATTGAAGCCCGCCTGGGTCTGATAGCCCAGGTTACACATGGCGGTGTCCACGCCGTGGAATCCGCTGGTCACGGCGTCCCGGATGGAGGTCTGGCCGTTCTGGAGGCCGTTCAGGGCAAAGCCCTCGTTGATATCAGCGCGGGTAGCGTACCCCTGGAAGCCGGGGCCGTTCACGCCGTTCCCGCCGCCGAAGCCGCCATAGCCGCCCCAACCGCCGAACAGGCCGAAGATGAGGAACAGGATGATCCAACTGGACCAGTCCCCGCCCCATCCAAAACCGCCGTTGCCGCCCTGATAGGCAGGCTGAACCGGCATCGTCATAACGGTGCCGCCGTCAGAAGAAAGACTCATGTAAATTCTCCTTTGTTTTTATTTTCAAAACCCGGCCGGGATTTTGATCACTTGCCGAACATTCCCCGCATCCCGTCAAACATGCCCGACATCTGCTGGGCCTGCTGCTGGACGTGGTTTAATTGTTCCTGCGAGATTTTTCCGCTTGAGACCATTTCATTGATGATAGCATTGGGGTCTTTGCCCTTCATTTGCTGCATAAACTGTTGAAACTGCTGCATCATGTTGGGACGGCCACCGCCACCCATGACTCCGAAAAAGGGATTCATTCTGCATCCTCCTTCGCGTTCTTCTTTGCAGTCGTTTTCGGGGCCGCCAGCGCGTCCACACGGGCCGCCAGGGCCTCCAAATCGGCCTTTGTGGCAAACTCCACACCCTGGGCGGCTTGCGCCGTTCTGGCCCCGCTGGTGCGCTCTACGAGGTCATAGACCTTGATGGACGGTTTGCCCGAGGCATCCGCCTGCTTGAGATAGATGGTGGGCGAGTTGCTGTCCCAAAGCGCCACGGCGCTGTTGGGGGCCACCAGATAAGCCATCGCCTCCGCCTCCCCGCTCACCCATACCATGCTCTGGCCGCCGGCCTGCACCTGCTGGGGCTGTACCTGCGGCATCTGCTGCGGCATAGGCTGAAACTGCGCCCCCCGGAGCTGCGCAAGTTGATCCGGCATGGGCGGCTGGTAAGGGTACGGCTGATAGCCGGGCACATATTGATATGGCATAGCTTATCCCTCCTTGTGCCAATAGTAGAGCGGTATCTCCCCGCCGCTGTCCCAGGTGTCGATCCAATCTCCATTTTGTACGCACACCACATGCCCGGACAGGGCCAGGATATAGGTGCCTTCGGGATGTTCCGCGGCAAAGTCGGCCACCGTGTAGCAGTCCGGGCAGGAGTTGGGTATCATGTCCCGGTCAAAGCCGCGGCTGCGCAGGTAGGCTCCCCACACATGGTTGGCCGACGGCATGTCCCGCATCATGTAGCCCTGAAGGGCGACGCCCACATAGGTCTCCTCCCAGCTCTGTCCGAGGGCCTTTGCAATGGCCCGGATAGTGCAGTCCCCCACATTGCGTCCGTCGGGGTTTTCGTTATGCTGAATGAATCCCATGTTTTGCCTCCAATGCTGTCACATATGCCTCCAGGCCCTCGTCATCCCCCTGCGCCATGTACCAGACCGCCGTTTCGGCGGCGCACTCGCGGGACATCCCGGCGGCTACCATCCTCTCGATTAGAGTCATATCCAACACGTCCTTGTCCATAAAAATAAGGAGTCCGTGAGGAGGGCGGCGACGTGTACCAACCCTGTATCCTCACGTCCTCCTTGCCTATATTGTCGCACAAAAAAACTTCCGCCGGGGGACATCCCAGCGGAAGTTATGGGGCGTTATGTACCTTTTTGGAGGAAGCCCAGCTTTGAGGCCGTGAACTCCACCTTTTCACAGATAAAAGGCATGTGGCGGTGAATCGTTTTCCGGTCGATTTCGCAGCAGTCGGCAACATCAATCTGCGGCTTTCGCTCCAGCAGATAGAGCTCCGCAATCCGTGTGTCGTCTTTTCCCAGGTTGGCCTCGCGGATTGAGTGCTTCATTTCGGTGGTGGTCAGCTCCTCCAGCCTTCCGGGGAACCGAATCAAAGCCTTTGCCATAGGATTACCACCAGCCCCAGCTATGCCACGGCGCGTCGCTGATGGTGTCCTCATCGTATCCCGCCGCGTAATAGTATTTATCCTTCACCTCGTCGCTTACATTCATCTGGTCTATCACATTGAGAACCTTTTTCTTTTCAGAGCCCCGTATGGTTTTTCCATTCTCGTCCTTGTTGCCCTCAATGTCCACAGTGGCCGCACGGAACAAAATGTAATCTTCCGGGGATAGGTCGCTCTGCGCAGCCGTTTTTACCCATCCGTCCAACTCATAATTGCTGATCTCGGACTTTGTGGTCTTGTCCGCATACTCATAAACGCTGTCAATGACAAACGCCTTATCGGTATCGCTCATGCTCCAGTACGTCGGGTTGTCTATGATGTTCCCCAGCATTTCAAACTGCATCTGCCCCCGCTTGGTGGCGTACTGCTCGTATTTCTCCTTGCTCAGGTCAATCCGCTCCCCGTCCACGGTGATGTAGCGTTCCGGGCGGCTTGGCACAACGGACTTGTCTCCCGTCTGGTTATAAATCCTCTGTATCTCCTCGTCCACCGGCGTCACCTGCTTGTTGGAGGTATAGGCCGGATTGAGGAAATTGTTTGCCATGCGCAGCCAGAGGGGCCCGCTGCTGTCCTCCCTGCCCCATGCGTCGATGTAGGGCATCTGCTGGTAGTCCCATCCGGGTATCCTGGCGCTGGCCCGGCCAATGGCATACTGGAGATCGGTTGGCAACCGCAGGTTCTTGTCGGTGTAGGTGGTCATGCGCACGTCCTCGGCGGAGCGCTCAATCTGTCCGCCAAAGGTGGGAATTGGCTGCGTGAAGTAGCTGACCAGCGCGGAGGAGGCCAGCGCCCCCAGCTTGTTCTCCGAGAAAGAAACGCTGTCAATTACATCGTTGAGAGACTGGAGCATGGACAGTTCCAGCATGGGGTCGGAGATAGATTTCAGGGCGGCGGAAATACTCTCCGCCGTGTTCCCTCCCTGTCCCATGGAGTCCATCAGCTCCACGCCCATGAAGAAGGGCAGGGCCTCCGGGGCCAGCCAGTCCAGTGTGATATTCCCGCCGCCGGGCAAGTTCAGCGCGTAATTCTGAACGCCCGTCAGGTCGTTGATGGCGTCCTGCCCCTCGTCGTCCCCGCCGCCGCTGGTGACAATCCCCTGGGCGAACAAGTACGCTCCCAGCGCCATGAGCCCCGAGCCGGTGAGTCCGGAGGCGATGTGGTCGATTGCCTCCGCTCCCGTCATCCTGCCGCGCTTTATCTGTATCAGATCGTAGGTAATCGCCTTAAAAAATCCCGCCGGGCTGTACTCCATGCCACGCACCAGGATATTGGCCGGGGTGCGCTTGAAGGGCAGGACGGCCTCTCCAGCGGGCCCCAGGTCGCGGGCGATCTGCACCACCTTATCCGATACCATATTCCGATCCTGATAGGTGGCCTTCAGTGCCTCCCGCCCCGCGTAGTCCCGCGCCCGGCTGAGAATCTGCGCGTCCACCGTGTTGTTCCGCATCTGCTCCGCCGTCACGCCGTTGGATTGGAGATAGCCGGCCAAAGCGTCGGCGTAGGTGATACGCTTGAAAATGGCGTCCTCCGCCTCCAGGGCCCAGGAGTTTATCTTGCGGCCCGCCTCCAGAGGGGCGGTTCGGAAAATACGGCGGCGGCTGTTGATTTCCGTTCGAATGTCGTCATACTTGTTCCCGGAAAGCACGTCCCGCACGTTTGACCAATCGGCCCACGCAGCCTTATAGAGCGCGGGATTGGCCGCGAACGACTTGGTGCGTCCCAGCCTTCCGCCACTGACCTTGGAGACCCCCGCCTCGATGGTTGCCGCCACCCGGTCCTTTGTCCAGCGCAGCGGTTGGAATCCGACGTTGCCCACGATGTTCCGAATGTGTGTCCTGGGGTTAAAAAGCATTGCCATATACCGCCAGGCGTTCCACTTATCCTTCCATTTGGCGGGCACCTGGTCAGCCACGTTCTGATAGATTTTGTCCAGCACCGCGTCCCGGCCCGCCTGGTCGGTCTGCTGGTTGAACTCCTCAATCAACGACGGGTCAATGGTGATCTCCAAATCCTTGTAGTTTTTCTGGATGGTCTTTTCCAGCTCGCTCACCACGCGCTTGGCGGCGTAAAGCTGGTCACTGGGAGCCAGCTTGCGCAGGATGGAGGCCGCCTGTACCGCCTGCCCGGCGGTGGTCTCCATCTGCGCGTAGAGGGAAAGCAGCTCCGCCGTGGCCTTCCCGTCTCCCGCGTCGGCGGCGTTGATGAGAAGCTGCTGGCCCAGGGTAGCGATGTCTTTGGACACGACGCCCTTGCTCACCGAGTTTCGAAACTCCTCAAGTGCACCCCAAAATTCCTTTTCCTTTATAGTTCTGATTGCCCGGTTTATCGACGACTTATCGCTCACTCTGTCATAGGACAGCTCCCCGCGCAGCACCATGTTCTGGATGTCCACCACCACCTCGTCGGGGATGGCCTTTGCGCCCATGGCGGTGGAGGCGGTCTTGCGGATGCGGCGGCCCTGGGGGTCTGTGGTGGGAACGTCCACCGGCCGGGCCGCGTTGGCTCCCTCGGGGAAGAACTCGCTCCTGGATGCTTGGAACAATGCCCACGGGCCTGCTTTATTGGCGCCGACCGCGTTTTCAGGAAGATTCGCGCTGCCTGAACCCAGCAAGTCATAGACATCTGGCGCCGCCCCCACCGAGCTCTCAGGGCCCTGCGCCTGGGCCGGCCCGACGCCAGTCTGGTTCTCCACTGGCTGCCTCGCACCTTCCATGATGGTATCCAGCTCTTGGATGTACGCATCGTAATCCTGGAACGCCCCGGAAAACTGCGCACGGGCGTTCTCCGGGTCTGCCTTGTAGTAGCCCCAGACCAGAGCATTGAGTTCGTCATAAGCAATTGCGGCTTCTTCTGGGGTGAGATCCATGATGCTTTTCCCCGCAAACCTAGCGTCAACTACAAGATCGAGCAAGTCCATCGCCGTTTCACTGGAGCGATTCAAAAGGCGGGATTCATCAGATAAAAATCCATGATATGCCTCGTTATCCTGCTGCCGAAGCACGTGAACAGACTCATGGTACCCAACTGCATCCGCTAGTTCTGCCGGGACAGCGTCAGAAATATAGATTTTCCCTCCGTTTGTTACAGCCCACGCATTGGGGTTCCTAGCCTTTAATGCGGCGTCATCCACAATGAACACATCGCTGGAATACTGTTTTGCGCGCGAAGCCGCGTTTTGTGCCTGTGCAGACGGGGTTCTGATTATGTGTCCTTGGGCCCATGCTTCTGGCTGTTGTACTCGTCTGCCTTCCTCCAGAACTCCGCCCATTCTTCCTCGGTATGTTTCTTCGGAGCCGGGAGTTTCCGCCTGTAAAGAAGCTCCATGTACTCCTTCAAGGGAGGCAGATGTTTCTTTTCCTCGCTCATAGGTCACCCCTCCTGTTTCGGTCTGATTGCCTCCATCATAGCCCGCCTCGGACGGATTGTCAACGGCGCTGCGCTGGTAGACGGGGGAGCCGGGCAAATAGGCCCGCTTTCCGGCCAGCGCCTCTTCCCCGGTGGGGAGCATTGTGGCGAGCGGGTTGTCCGCCACATCTCGGTAAGCGGGCGTACTCAACCGTTCCCCGGCCCTGGCCGTGATCTCCGCGTTGGAACCAATGCTGCGCCGGGTGGAATAGATATCCGAGATTGTCCCCGGAAGCTCCAGGCCGCCCTGGAGCACTCCGGCGGCCACGGCGCCCATGAGCGCGCTCTGTGCAATCTCCTCCGGCGTGGCATTGGGGGCGTCCGGGTCATAAATGGCCCGCTGCAAATAGGGGGTGAGGACGGTGGAAAGCGCCTCCTCGCCGCCCTCGCCTGCGATATCCAAGGCCCGGCTGACCAGGGGGCTTGCCTTGACCGCCTCGGCAATCTGCCCCACCTTGCCGCCGCCCAGTCCGGGAATACCGCCCGCGATGCCCTCAATGGCTGTCTCCAGGGCCCCGGAGGCCGCGCCAAAGGCCAGGGCCTGCCCGGTGTCCGCCCCCTCCGCTTTCGCCTGGCTGGCCGAGTTGCCCGCCGCCTGGAGGCCGAACAGCGCCCGGCCCACGTTCTCCCCGCGGGAAATCGCCTGGGCGGCGTTGAGCCCCTTCCCCGCGGCGGAAACGATCTTGGACGCGCCAATGCCGGGGAGCATCTGCACGATGGTCTGTCCGATGCCGGTTACATTCTCCGCCCCCTGACTGGGGCGGTATCGCTCACGGATGCTCTCCTCATAGTCCCGCGTGACGCTGTTCTCCAGGAAGGCGTCGGCGTTCCGCCCGGCCCACTCCGATACCGGATTGGGGGCCAGCCCGCCCAGGGAGCTGATGCCCTGCACCCCCTTGTAGAAGCCGCTGCCGATAAAGTCCGTAACGCCCTCTCCCGCGCCGAGCAGAGCGGCTGCCGCCCGCTCGCTGCCATACAGGAATGGGGAGCCCTCCACGCTCTGTCTCTTATACACATCTGACGCTGCC